AAGCCAGGCACCGTCCCCAGTATGCCTCAACTCGTCGAACACCACTCTCTCTTTCAGTTCATCTTCCATAGTCTATTTCCCGCTCCTTTCATAATCACCACACCAATGTAAAAACTGGGTGTCCCCAGAAGCGTTTCCCCTCTGCTTCCATGCGCATTCGTCATCCCAGAATAGATAATCCTTCCCACATGCCATGTCCCCTTCCCACATATCCCTACAGTGTTTACCGGTCCCGCAGCATTCCACCTCTTGCCACTTATCCTTGAAACTTGGTGCCGTAGATTGGACAGCCATCCCTTTACCCTTTCCAAACGACGGAACAACCAGCAGTTCCGCCAGTCCAAGAATCCAAATGCTTTTGAGCTTCTTCCTTAGAAGGAAATTCAATGGGTTTTTCCTCCGGGGAACAAGTTCCATCCTTTATGGAACACTCGAAAAAACCAAGTCCCAAGCATTCCCCAATAAAAAGACCTTCCTCCTCTTTCCCTTCAATGTACCAGCCCATCATTCTACCTCCTCTACAGCACTCACTCCACCTTCCTGAGTCACCCGGAACACCTTGTCCGCCCCGCTGATGATGTTAGGAAGATGGGAGATCATTATCACCTGCAACCCCAGCCGCTCGCTGATGCGCTTGAGCATTGTGCCGCAGCGCTCCTGTAAATCTACTGAGACAAAACGAAATGGTTCGTCAAGAATGATAACCGGACGACTCTTGTGCAGACTCCAAAAGGCACAGCGCAGGGCGAAGGACGCAACGTCCAACGCCCCGCCGCCTGAGCTAGACACTGGGTCCATACGCTCACCACCCTTGATAAAGAACAGGTCGCACTCCGTCCGGTTCCTTCTCTGCACAAATTCAACCCCGAACTCATAAGGCTCCGGGAACACCGCGGCCTCGGCCAGGGTGACAATGTTAGCCACATGATACTCCAGCTTCTTTTGGGTGGCCTGGGCAACCTTCTGCACTATGGCGCGGGCCTTCGTAGAGTCCTCATGCCGTTGCTCTTGGCGTTTGCCCTCGGCCTTTGTCCTCTCCAGATTATCGAGGAGCTGGTCCCGCTTGCCCTTCAGTCGATCTACCTGGCTCTTGATCCGCTCCCGGAAGTCCTTGTTAGTCAGAGAATCGAAACTCATGGTTTATACTCCACTACTTTCCCATCCTTTATCTCCCAACCATTCGGGAAACCCTCATTTAAAAAATCCATAATGGGTTCCACCTGTTCCAATTCCAGGATGGGTTCCTCCATTGGAGGCTCAAAATAATCCCCACTACTCCAACCAAAAACAACAGTCCCTTTGGCGTGCTTAGTTGAATTCTCATCCAGGAAATAAACCCAATCTGGTTTCCTATATCTCTCCGAAGTCATACTTCCCCCTCAGAGTCTCGATCTCTTCAGTGATTGCCTTGTTCCGACGGGTGAGCTGATCGTCCAGTGCCTTGATCCGCTTCCTCGCCTCTTCCACCCCGCCCCGGATGCTGAACTCGTTGCGCAGCCGATCCTCCAAGGCACTCCTACGCCCCTGAAGCTTGTTGAGTTCGGCCTTCTCCAACTCCACCTGCCGCCTCATACGGCTAAGCTGCATCAGGGTGGCATCAATGGTCTTCGTCTTTTCATTGCTCATACTTGTACCCTCTCATTCCATGCCTTAACGGCCTTCTCCAAGGTGACTAGCTCAATGTCCACCTCCCTATCCCATTCATCGGGGAAATGTCGCTCCATAAGTAAACCACAACCTCTACACGGGACTCCCATACTGATCGCGGACTCAAAGCCCCCGCGAATCTCTTTGCGACCACAACAGGGATAAGGGAAACACTCGTCAATGACCGGCTTGAATCGTTCAATCCCACTCATACTTTCCTCGCTACAATTATGCAATTGGCCGGGCTCAGGACCCTCTCATCCACCCGGAACTTCACAGTTCCCTTGCACTTCTCCGCCAGGTGCCAGCACCACACCATATATCGCCCAACCTGTTGGCGGATCTGGTCGGGCACACTCATTCGAGTCGGCCCAATGCAGCAGGGCATGAGCACCAGGTGTTCCGCTGGACTTTCGTTATAGATCTGGACCACGCGCTCCGCCACGTCCCTACACGGATGGACAGAAAGTATCACGGTCTCCGAAAGAATGTCCTGCAAGCTTAAATTAAACAGATCTATAGTATGATACTCAAAATGAAGCGCTCGCTCCCATGGTCTTACCCGAGATCTCTTGTCGATCGCCACCGCAGAATTAAAGGGTAACAGGTGAATGGCCAGGAGGGAAGTCAGGGCATTTCCAGCGGCCAGGTCAAATAAGACGTATTTGCCTGGGGCGCCGCCCGCAATCTTCCTCAGGTGCTTTATCATTGCCATGCTCTCGGAGATCTCCTTGGCCGCCCGCTGTATAGGGGATGCTATATTCAGCACGTCCCCGGCGCAGCGGAGGGAAAGGAACTCATCCAGATACGTCTGCTTCTTGCATCCTTGATACTCGTTCATCACTGCTCTCCTATTTACATTGCATCGGTCGTGCTGGAATTAAATGACGTTGCAAACCCGCCTCAACCTCCCCTCTTTCCCACATCTGTGTTACCGTGACCACACTATTGCTCCTGCTCATGACAACCAGGAACTTGTATCCGTCGAGGCACGTGAAGGATACATCCGCCTGTTTGTTCAAATCATTGTTACCGCTGGGCACCTGTCGAGCGGCCCTTGCTTGATTGTTTGTCACGTCCGCGTTATAGGCGAAAGACAACATTACCACTACAAAAATAAAAACAACTATTGCAAGAATCTTTTTCATCTTGCCTCCCCTTTCTGATCCCTTTCCAAGTTATCTTCTTCTATTAACAACTAACAGAAAAAGAAGGAGTATAATAATCCCTACTAGAATACCAAGCACCCCTCCAACAAGATTTTCCCAGTTCATCTCTGCTCTCCCCCTACCCTTTCCAGCGCCTCGTCGATGATCGCCTTGACCCCGGCGTTGGACTTGCTCCCATCCACCACCGCCCGCAGGTTCTCAAGGAAGTCCAATCCCAGATCCTGCTCAGCGGAAAGGCCCTCAACGAACGCCTGTAGGTCCTTATCCCTAGCGTCCTCCTCCTTCGCCCGCTTGACGTCCAACACGTCGGTGGCCTTTTTCACCTTTAAGTGATGTTCATCTAGTGATCGGGATTCCGTATGATAAACATAAACAATGGGTTGGTGATCCGCCTGATCTATATTGGCCCGCATGAGACTTCCACAATTGACAATCCATCTTCCCGCACCATTGCCAACAATGAAACTCTTGTGGTTATCCCCGCAGACGAACAGGTCCACGTCCGGAAATTCATGGAACAGGTGCTTGGCATAGGTGAAGTCCGTCTGCCCCTCCCATAGCTTCTCCTCCACGACCATGTGATGGAGCATGAGGATTTTGCAAAGTTCTCCATCTCGCCACACACTTCTCAATACCGCACCCTGTCCCCAAGGCGATCCGACAAGTTGAGCTATGAATTTCGACGTTTTATCCCCCCATACTTTATTTTCGACAATCTGAACAACTTCCGCAGCCTCCAAGACGGCCAGCGGGATATTGTCCAACCGCCGCGAATGATACCGGAGGTCATGCTGTCCATGAATGCAAAAGATCTCCACGCCATACTTCCTAAACAGGTCGATGTAGCTCTTCACCACGAACCACGGGGTATCAATCCCATCGAAGAAGTCTCCAGGTTGAAGTATCGGAGCATCCAGCGATTGGGCCAACTTCAGAATCTGCTCCACCTTGCCCATCTGCGTGGCGAAGTAATCCTTATCCTTGCGGTTCTGTGGGTGCTGATAGCGCAGTTGCCAATCACCGGTAATGACGAATTTCATTTCTTCTCTCCAGGATTAAAACGCTCATAAACATGAAAAATAAATGCACCCCCTATCTGGTATGACCCCAAATACGAACGCTTCACTCCTATTTCCCACAACATTGGATTCCCAGTACCAAACTGCTCAAATATTCTTAGACTAGCAGGAGCATCCGTATCCACCTCTGCCCAAATACAGGGGACTTCCCGCTGCACTTGAACTGTTAAAAGATTTGCCCCTTTCGGCATAGCCAACTCTTAATGATCCTTAATCTCCAATGCGTACTTATATATCGTTCTCATTTCCCCCCTCCTTGAAAATACTCGATCACGTTGTCCCTCTTCTCTCCACTCAGTCCGGTGGTCCGACACATTGGGCAAATGGTCACCTTCTCCAGCAGTTCCTGCTCATCCACTCTCCATTGTTCTAACTGCCCAAGTGCCTTTGCCTCACCATCCCTTGACAACTCTATCTCGCTGCAAATGGAGTCCAACACCCTCCGTTCCTCGGCCACCCGATGTACCTCCCGTGCCTTCTCGGTCAGTTCCATGATGGCCTCATGCCTTGACAACTTGTAGGTGGCGTCCTCCAATTCGTCGGCGATGCGCTCCAGTTCCCCCACCTCCCACTTGATGCTGCGGAGCTCATCCGCCCCCTTGTCGAGCTTGGTCAGATCCCCGTCCACCGCGAGCCACGCCTCGGCGTTGGCGACGTCGCGGTTGGCCAGCTCCAGCTCCTGGGCGATCTTCGACAGTACAGCCACCTCAGCCCTGCGATCATCCCGCTCCTGGGTCAGGACGTCCAACTTCTCCACGTGCTTGTCCAGGTCCTTGAGAAAGGCATAACCCTCTATCTGCCCCTGCAGATCCACTGCCTCGGTCCCGGCGCGATCCGCCTCGCGGCGAGCGTCCAGAACCATCGAGTTCACCACCTTGAGCAGGGAGTCAATCACATCCAACCCGACCACGTCGTTGAGCATCCGGGCCACCTCCCCGGCGGAACTCTGCAAGAGGAAGTAGGCATCGTGCTGACCCTGGACGTTGTACTCCTCCAGGTTGAGGACCTGCTCCACCTCGTCAGGCACATCGGCCCGCAGCGCCTCCAGCTCCTGGCCCTCGATTGAATAGCGGTTCATGCCCCTGTCGTCCCGTTCCCGGACCACCCATTGTCCATCCGTGAAAGTAACCCCCACCCGGGTGGCTTGTCCCTTGTCAGCGAAGGTGGACCGGAAGCCGAAGCCCTGCGGCCTATTGCTTACAGCCCACACCAGGGCCCGGACGACAGCACTCTTGCCGCTGTCGCTGGTCCCGGTGACCACGTTGACGCCGGGCCCGAAGGTAATCGCAGTGCCCTTATGGCTTTGGAAGTTGTCTATTTCGATTGCATCAATCATTTTGCTGCCCCTGCTACTCCTAGTGGTATTACCTGTGCGATGGTCGACAAATTCCAGATGACCCCGCTCGCGCAATCCCATCCGTAATACCAAACGAAATGTAAATCCAATCGCCGCTCCCATTGATATGGCGCAATGATTAAGCCGTCGTGAAGCGAATTAACCTTCTTCCATTTGATATTATTGTATCCAAAATTATCAGATCTACCAAACTGCGCGTTGAAAACATCAAACTTTTCCTGAGTATCTATCAATAACACGTTGGCATTCGGCTTTAGTGTCACCTCAACCACATGCCCTAATCTGTCAAGGCCAAAATCCTCGTCCTCACACCAAGTCCGCCAATCTTGATCCCCCTCCACAGAAAGCCATAATCCAGACGGCTTGAAATCGGCGGTTACGTATTCTCGACTCGAATCAAATTGGAATGATTCCGAACTATAATGCAGTAGTCTCATTCATTTCTCCAAGGCCACTTATTGATCGCTGGCAGGTCGGGTACCCACAGACATCAAATCGCTGTCCTTCTCATCCCGACGATTTCAGACTCTGTGTAACCCCCTGCGGGCTGCCAGCACATACCTACCCCTTCAACTCCTTCACTTTCTCCAGGGCCGTCTCGCGCACCGCTTTGGCCAGGGCCTTCACTTCCTGCATGAGCTTGCGCGTCCTGCCGGCGGAGGACTTGATGCCCTTCTCGTCGAGTCGGGTGGCCTCAGCCAAAGCGATGTCCACAACCCCCTTCATGTCCATGACCAGTTCAGTCGTCGTCTTCTTCACTTCTTTCTTTGCCATCGTCTTGCTCTCCTTTCTTCTTGTTTTTGGTATGCACTACTCGCAGATCCTGCTTGGTGTCCAACTCCTGTCTCATGCGATTCCACTCGTAGGAAACCGCGTGCATGAAGTTGGTCAAGTCGGCAAAGGCCTGCGGCGTTGCCCGCGTTATCTGGACTCTTGAGATGGTCCGGTGTTGGAGCATGTTCAGATCCAGCACCCATTCCTTCGGTTCGTAAACCAGATGATGTCCCTGTATCCTAGCCATTCATTTCTCCCAAAATCCTTTGAGATGCCTTCTCCCTAAAACGGAATTCAGATTCTTTACCATCAGATTATAATATGTTTCTTTCAACTCAATCCCTAAAAATCTCCTCCCTTTTTGAAGGGATATGTACCCCTCAGAACCAATCCCCGCGAACCAAGAAGCCACAATGTCATTTGGATTAGACCAAAGTTCCAGGCACCGTTCAATCACCTGAAGTTGAAGTGGGCAGATATGTCTCTCATCCTCTTTCTCTCTGGCCAATTTAACATTCAAAGTTTTGGTTTGGTTGATATCAAACCAAACTGGCGAAGCATATCGCTGCCACACTTCATGGCTATATTTGTTGAGCATCTTATCATCGTTCTTTACGTGTCTTGGTTCTGGCTTCTCCCCCACGTAAGTTTCAAATCCTCTCTTCCTGGAAATAGGCTCAGGATTATTCCCCGGTTTTCTCATCGTCACTAAGTAATCTGGTCCCCCCTGTCGACACATCGCGGAGTCCTTGCAAAGTTGCTTGTGAAGAAGTCCCAATGCCTTTGTTCGAGTAGCCTCCAAAAGAGGGTCCTTCCACACCGTGACTCGACTATGATAGATCCATCCTGCTCCTTCGAACAACCGAATCAAGATGCCAGGGAAATCCCTTACGCCTATATAACCGTCCCGCTCTTTCATAATTGGAAGATCAGAGCAGTGGAAAGTCAGTAACCGACCGGGCATCGTCACCCGCAACATCTCGGGAATCATGAAGGAGAATTGTTCATAGAACTGGGCGTTTGTTGAATTCCCCAAATCCCGCAGGGAAGCTGAATAGGTGAACAAGGAAGAAAAGGGCGGAGAGAAAATCGTATAATGAACAGAATCGGAAGGAATCCCCCGAAGCACTTCAACGCTATCCCCCAAATAAACAGCATAACGATCATTGATCTTCTGCCGAATCACACTAGGTTTTTCTTTCCTCTCAGAGTAAAGAGTCTTATAATACCGTTCCCGTAAAATTTGAAGAGACCATTCTTGTTTTTCTATCTTGGCTTTCAATTTCAAACTATCCATTCGACGCCACCCAATCCGGGATGATCATCCCTTCCCCAGGAGAATAATCAACGAACTGCTTCTCCGCCTTATGAACTATCACTTTCGATAATTCCTTAGTATGTTCGACCATCGCCCTGATCATCTGTCTCGCCCGTTTATCTTTTGCCTTTATATTTTCCAGCACAGAACCCTCTCGTTCGTCCAGAAAAATATGGACGTTCACTTCTTTTACCTGTCCAAAGCGCCATACGCGCCGAATAGCCTGGTAAAGATCTTCCCAACTATCATTCAAACCCACAAAGGCCACATTATTGCAAACTTGCCAATTCATCCCCCGCCCAGCGATCTTCGGTTTGGTTACCATCCGAAGTACCTTCCCATTAGCAAAGGCGATCATATTCTCGGTCTTGTATTCATCGGAATGACGACCAGCGACTTGAACAGCCCCTTCAATCAATTGTTCAAGACGATCCCCTTCATTATTCAAACCGCACCATACCACCCATCGGGAGAATTTATCTTGATTGATCAAAATAGCAGCGGCTTGACTCCGCGTTTCTATAGTCGTCCTACGAACGGTTCTCCTCTCATCCATCCCACGAACCATGTCAACAAAGAATGTCTTTCTATGTTTCCCATTTTCTTCTTCAGGAGCTTTCGAAAAGTGCTCATGGTAATGAATTTCAGGAAGGATAAATCCATTATCATCGTATCCTAGGTCAGAAGGTTTTGATAACATCACCGACCAGGAGGACAACCATTCCCAAAAAAGGTTCTTCTCAACATGACCTTTCAATCGCCACTTACCAGTATCAGAAGAATCATTGATGAAAAAAGTAGAAAGCATCTCAGAACGAGTCAGGATTCCAAGGAACTCCGAATGATTTCCTAACTCCATATAATCATTAGGAGCTGGGGTAGCCGTGCAGGCCAGACGATATGGAGTCTTTCCAAACCCTTCTATAATTTCATTCCTAAAAGCCCCCGTATAAGATTTAAGGATTGAAGATTCATCAATGACTACTCCACCAAATTCTCCGGGAACGAACTTATGAAACTTTTCATAGTTCGTTATGTTGATTCCATCCTTCACGTCGGACTGGCTTTCACAGACTCTCACAGGAATTCCAAACTTCTCCCCTTCCTGTCTGGTCTGTTCGGCAACAGCCAATGGAGCAAATATCAACGCCGGAGCCCTCACTTGTTTCGACACCCATCGACTCCATTCCAACTGTTGGGGCGTCTTCCCCAAACCGCAATCTTCAAATAAAGAAGCTCTACCTCTAGTCAATGCCCATCGAACCAGCACTTTTTGCCAATCGAAAAGCATTGGGTTAAGCTTCTCCAAAGGAACATCAAATCCTGAAGGAACGTCCAATCGCTTTTTCTTCTTCAAAAATTCCTTATATTCATGCTCTATAAGATCCAAAACATTCCCCTTCAGATGATGTCCCTGTATCCTAGCCATCTAATTGTTCCTCAATTTCTTTCAATCTTCTTGGATGGGCATATTCAACGTGTCTCTTCAACCGGTAATAACCATTGCTTGGTTTCCCATCCTTCTTCCGGGTCCACTTAAGAGTGGACCAATTGCAAAACCGACATTTTATCATTTCTGGAAGTTTCATTTCATAGCCTTGAGTGTGAGGGCGCCGTGGAGCGAAACCCCTTGCCCGATAGTTCTCCCCAGTCTATTTTCTGCCGACTGGTGGCTTGAATTCCCCATCCAAAGGATAGGGTTGTATACTATTTCATTCATCATCAACCATTATTACACCTATCGCCTTTTTTGTCGCCCTCACGCTCAAGTCTACCGACCCCTCATGTTGAAACATTCTTTCCAAACAGCTAATGTCTCAGGAGCCCGGAAGGAATTCAATCCATACCTGGCAATTACGTCAAGTAAATCATTCAGGAAGAACGGCCCGTCCACTATCAACACAAATGTCTTGGTCCCGGCCAGGGGCAAGGTTACCAACGCAGCGTTCCTATCGATCATATCGGAACTGTTCTGAATAGCCTGCACTGTCTTGGAGTCCCCCTTCAGTTCCCCCTTCAGATATCTAATCGCCGTCTTCTCGCCGACTCCGCCTACTCCTTTAACATTATCCCCATTACATCCGGCGATACTCTTCACGGAGGGCCACTGATTAGGAACGATACCCCATTCCTCCTTGAAATCTTTCATCTCATAAAGCTTCTTGTCCCTCGGCTTATACATGGAAGTATTAGAACCCAATAATTGATATAGATCGTTATCCGCTCCCACGATCACCACCTGCTCAAAAGACTCGTTGTAAGCTACCGACGCGATGATGTCGTCAGCCTCGATACCCACCTGGAAGAGCTGGTTGTGAAAGCCAATGGCGGGTAGAACTTTGGTCCGTAACTCCTGGAACTGCTGTCGCTCAATGGCCTCCACTTCCCTCTCCTCCAAGCTCTTCTGATGATCCACCCGGTTCTGCTTGTATGCCGGATAACTGATCCTGCGGATGCTCTTCCTACTGTCCCAGGCGAAGGCGAAGCGGTCTGTCTTGAACCGTTTCGCAAGGCTCAGGACCTGTTTCAGGAAACTGAAGATGACCCCCGTAGCCTGACCCCCATAGGTCAAACTACGGGAGGAGTAAGCACAGTAATGACAAAGATAATTTGAGTCAATTATGAGAAGCACTATTCATACCTTGGACGTAAATCCGTCTTGATGCTTTCTTCCAAGGCCATCCAACTATCGGCCGTGATCTTTATCAAATCCGAAATCTTACCGGAGTCGTCAATGTACTTTCGAATCTTATCTCGGGCCCCATTCGGAAAATCTCCTCCGGTATCAATGATGGAAGCACCCTTCGCCTTCTTCCAGAATCCCTCATCAACCAACCAGTCAATCATGCTCCCGATGTCATCGACACCATAATCCTGTAAGATCGTAAGCTCAACTTCCCTCAGTTTTCCAGTCAGATGATTCTTCTTCACCTTGGCCCGGACCTTCACGCCAACTTCGCGCTCCTTTCTCTTCTCGCGCCCTTTTACAGCAAGCCAAGGTTCCATAATACAATAATGACCAAGGGCACGACCCCCAGAACGATTGTGTTTGTCTCCAAACATCACTCCAATAGCATCCCTCACTTGAGACACCACAAGGAAGAAGGATTCCTGCTTGGTCAATTCACCGCAGACCTTCCGCATAAACTGGCTGAATAGACGGGGTTTCGCAGGGTAGTTCCTTTCCAAATCCTCTTTCGCCTTCTCATCCTTGTCCGTAAGAGCATCCATGGAATCCATCACATAGATAAATCGTTCCTTCTTCTTCAGCATCCCATTGACCTTGCGATACACCTCTTCCATAGTATCGCTGGGGTTATCCCGATCCACGCGGCCAATGGATTGGCCGAAGAGGCGGGCGAGTGGGATTCTCAATTTCCCTTCCACGTCATCATAGACAAGAGTGTATTTATCGAAGTCCCTCGCCCGCACCACTTCAGCCATCATATTCCAGGCAAGAAACGTCTTGCCGGAATCCCTATCGCCGACCAGATTGACCATTGACCCCAACGGGTATCCCCCATAGGGGTCATCGGAGAGGGCCAGGTTCAGCAGGGTTGAGCCGGTTGGGATCAATCCCGGCGGCACCCTGCTTTCACCAGCGGCCTTATCACCGCTGGGGGAAAGGGAGGTTCCCTGGCCCTCATCCGACTTAGCTTGCGGTGTCGCAAGCTCTAGGTGTCTCCTTAACATTACTTGTTCCCCTTGTTGAATTCCTTGTAACAGGCGTCGAAGATCTTCTCGTCACAATTCTCGCATTCCGGGTCCCGCTGGTTGCACTCTACCCCGAAGCAGTCGACCAATTCTTCCGGAAGGTCATCTGCTGAAGCAACTGGCTTACGCTCCGTCTCTCTTTCTGTCGGTTTCTCCGGCTCCTTGCCTCTACCCCGAAAACGGCCAGTCGGGCGTTCCTCCAGAGGAGCATCCTCATCTCTCGGAGCGGGCCTCTCTTCCGGCACCTCATCGCTCATCCCACTCATCATCTCGGTGAGCTCCTCATTGCTCTTCACCTCGATGATCTCTTCGAGGTTGTATGCGTCCTTATACCGTTGGTCCAATTCTTGCTCATTGAAGGAATCGTTCTCCTGCCTTTGCACGAGTTGGACGCCCGTGTACTTGGTGGCCAGACCCTTGCCTTCCTTCTTGAAGAGGAAGTTCCACCCCTCCTCCGGCACCGTGTAGTAACGCTTCTCCCCCGTGCGCTCGTCCTTGTAGAGTTCACTCAGCACGTCCTCAATGCTCTGGTGGGGCGCCTCCCAGACCTGAACCCCTTTCTGCATCTCCGCATCCGTGTCGAAGCAGAAGATGTTGTAGATGGCACGTTTCGCCGGACCAAGGGCATCCGCCTGCTTCTTATAAGCTGCCGACTTGTCCTTGTTCGTCTCGGCATCGGCCAGGTCGTAGAGTTTCCCGCGTTTTATACAGATAGGACATTCCTGTTTCAGCGTCCGGGGACACAACACCTGATCCTGGTTGGGGCCAATGTTTCCGTGGATGAGCGCCGTGAGTTTGTGGGCCCAAGCCTCCCCACTCTTCAACTTGTCGGCAGAGAAGGGCTTGTTGAAGTCCGGATTGCTGGTGCGGAACATGCTGTTCCCCTTCACCTGATAGGGAATGAGGCACACTTCATGTTTCCCGTCCGTGAGTTTCCACCGCCGCACATCCCCCTTATAGATGTTCCCGTACTTCCCGCTCTCCCCGCGGTGGGCGTAACTGTGCTCAACCTGCTCATCCATCACCTCTACCGAGGGACGGGACCTCGTGATCTTGGCTGGTTCCCTACCAAGGGGCCTCCTCACTGTTCCTTTTGTTTCCGTTGGTTTCCTGCTCAATGGCATGTTCGTTCTCTCCTTTCTCTTTCAGATTATTTACTACCGAGGGTTCGGCGGCGGGGCACCCGCTCCCCCACCTCTTTTCCCTTCTCTTCGGAATTGATCTCCCTACGTCCCTGACGATCGGTCGCAGCCTTCACCGTGGGGCCACTGTAATAGCCCTCCCTCCACAGCTCGCCCTCAGCCCTGAGTAACTCCTTCCGCTGCTCAAACGCCTTAGTCACGTACTCGAACACATACTGAAGTTCATAGGCCTTGTGGAAGTCCGACTCGGCCCCCTTCACCTCCTTGCTCGTCAGCACCACGGCCTTGATCGCCGCCTCCTTCGGACTGGCTTCCAGGCCGTATACCGTCGGGTCCTTGCGGATCTTCACGTCCGTCTCCGCCTTCACCCGATCAAGCTCGGATTCCCTGCGGCTGCGTTCAACCCTGGCGTGGGCGTAGAGCATTGCCCAGCCCATATAGGTCTGGGGCTGGCGCTCGAACTCCTCATCCAAGTTGAACTTGTCGAACGAGAGTTCCCGCTTCCACTCCTCCTCGTAACTCTCTACACTCCGTTCCAGATCATATTGTTTTCCCATTGCTTACTCCTTTCGACTAATATATTATATATCGTTTTTTGAAAGACATAAGAAAAATCTTTCCTTAATCTTTTACGCAACGATAAATGGCCAATGCCAACATTGCCCGATTCTCCAACTCACTGTTGTAGAAGGGGCGGCTCAATTCCTCTATGACCACTGCAGCAACCTCATTCGGGCGGTCTGAACCCAATAGCACCTTGGTCATATAACCGAAGATTGAACGCCGCACATCTTCCGGAGAATCCTTCAATGCCATTAACACTTTCCGCACCTCTGGCCAACGACTCCCCCCCATCAGGTGATCTATCAACATTTTCGCGTCCGCAGAGATCAGGACCCCATGTTGTAGCAACTCAACCGCTTCCTCATCGGAGCATGATTTAACCTTCTCTAACAACCCTAGCAATTCTCTGGGTATGCCTTCGCTTGCAGCCAATAGCCCCCGGTTCACTGCCGGAGATAATGAGAGTCCTTCCGCCTTTGCTACTTTATCCAACAATTCGGATAAGTCTCGTCGATGAAGTGGGCGCAGTTCATATTCTCCGGCTTTAGTGCGACTGCGGATGGTCTGCGTAACTTTTCCCACCTCTGTAGTACATAGGATAAAGTATACATGTGATGGTGGTTCTTCCAAAGTCTTTAGGAGAGCGTCCTTGGCATCACCAGTAAGTTGATGACATTCGTCAATGATGTAAACTTTGCAACTGCCGCTCAAAGAATGAAGGGGCACCGCGGCCTTGAGTGTCTTCACTTCAGCAATTCCCCGGTTGCTAGCGGCATCCAATTCGTAAATGTCAAATTCGTTTGCCCCCAATTCTTTCGCTACCAAGCGAGCGAGCGTGGTCTTCCCACAACCGCGGAGCCCATGAAAAAGATAACGATGAACGGTACCAAGGCTTGCCCGAATAGATTTCAGTACGGTTTCATTTCCGCAGAACTCTTCAAAGCTTTGCGGTCTGTATTTCAAATCCAACGTCTGTTCTTTGTTTTCTTTATTCAATCGAAAAACCCTCCTTCCTTCGTCAGCTTCCTACTTAAAAAGGATCGGGAATATTTCTTTCCCAAAACATAAATCTTACCTAACAAGACCTTGATCATCTTGATGTACTCAGAATTCAATTCTATGATAATCCATCTTCTAAACATATTCTCAGCAACTACCGCCGTGGTTCCAGTTCCCCCGAAGCAGTCAAGTACAACGGCGGGAACAGTCTTTTCCTCACCACAGGAACAGGTGGGACGCCAGCCTGTAGTTCTTTTTTCTGGATCTCCGCACCGAAGCCGAATACCCCTTTTATCTGTACCCCTATCAATTCCATCAAAATCACGTCGCCCGATCACTTCATTTTCCACCACCGGCTCCCAGGGCTTTCCACACTTCGGGCAGCAGCCCTTCTCGGACGTGCCCGCCAATATGCACCGTTTCACAAGCTCTTGAGGAAAAGTAGCAAAGTGGGCTTCAGGTGTCGGCTCAGTGGCGAAGGTCCATACGGATCGGATGTTGCGACCATTGGGATTAGTTCCTAGATGTGGATCAGAACCGAATGAAGTGTCTTTCAGGCCTCTCCGCATTGGCTCACCCTTCGCCTTGCGGTCTGCCCATGTAACTAAATCATCATTCTTTCCACCTTCCCTCACCGCCTCCTGGTTCCAGAAGTACTTTGCCGACTTGGTAAGCAGAAAGATGTATTCGTGTGATTTCGTGGGCCTGTCCGTCACGCTCTCGGGCATAGGGTTCGGCTTCGCCCAGATGATGTCAGAGCGCAGCCACCAGCCATCAGCTTGCAGGGCGAAGGCCACACGCCAGGGGACTCCGCAGAGGTCTTTGGGCTTTTGTCCCCCAGGAAGTGTCCATGAAAAATTACTCCCTCCACCGGATTTCCACACGAGCGACCGTCCTGGCGCCGTCATTTCCTGTTTGGCACCAACCCCAGGAGACTCTTTTCTGTTACTCCTCCCCGTGCTTGCGTAGCTATCCCCCAAATTCACGAAGCGCACACCTGTCGGCTTCATCACCCTCCTGACTTCCCTGAACACCTGGACGATGTGCTTCACGAAAAGCTCAGGGGTCGGCTCAAGGCCAAGTGAGCCGCGCCAAGCGCCACAGTGGAGACAGAAGGAGCCTTGAGAAGCAGTAAATGCTTTCCCCTTGGTATTCGTTTGTTCTCCTCTTGATTTGCTATTATGGAAACCTCCCGGGCTATCCGACTGAGGAGTTTGGGTTATCGTGTTTTCCTCTCCCCACTCGTGCTCGCAGGGACCAAAATGGTCATCAACAGAATCCCATACCTGCGGTTCAATCTTGTAATCACGGAGGCCCCAATAAGGCGGCGACGTCACCACACAGTCCACAGAATTATCTGACAGCGTCTTTAACACCTCGATCACATGCCCCTGATAAAGTTCTCCAGAACATCGAGTTTTAATTTCTATCCGCTGAATCATTCCACACCTTTCATCTCTGACCAATCCCTCTTTCCTCTAGACCATTCACTAGCCAAAGGCACAATGATCCAAGGGTTTTCTTCCCGGATTTTTTCTGTCATCAAGTAATCAACTTTCCTTCGGACGGTCTCAAACTCACTAGGCAAGCCATCGAAGAATAGGGCATCATGGATCTCACCACAAAGCAGACTGTTATGTTGAGATATAGTATCAACCAACTCGGGCATCATCCTTAGTACCGCTTCATTGATCGTCCATTGAAGACAGTGATAAGCAGGGCCTTGAATGGGGAAGTTGTAGAGTTTGTTTCGCGTCAAGTAGCCCCGACGTCTGAAGCCCCATGCCCCATCACTCACATAGCCCGTCCTCTTGTACTCGGCCACCACTCGATCTTGCCACTCACGAGTCTTCTTGTATTTCTGCCAGAACTTTTCCTCGCATCGCTTTACGTGACCTTCCCATTTCTCATACCGACTCTTGTAAGGCGTGTTCGGAAAGAAGTCCTCAGGAATAGAAATCTTTCTAGCTATTGCTTTATAGTAGCTCCCATAAAACTCAGGAAACACAAATCCATTCTTAGCTTGGTAGCGGAGAGTCTTCCAATGATCCTCCCCAGCCTGGGTTTCATCAGTCTGAAATAATTCTTTTGCCTCATCCGCGTGCATATCACTATCTCTCTCAAGGTAATCTATAAGCACAGGATCACGCGATTGACATGCCAGAATACGGACTTCCATGCTCCCATAGTCTACCTCCCACAACTCGTGCCCTTCACGTGGGATTATCAACTTGCGAATTTCCTTCACTTCTTCCCAATCGGGATCTCGTTTTGGATTGGGAATGTTATGAAAGTTGGGCGCGTTGGAACTGGAACGATAGGAACGAGCAAGATGAAGATTAAAACTAGGATAGATAAGTCCATTGATTTCATAACGAAGGAACTGCGATAGATAAGTATTTTTCAATTTGAAAAGTCGACGTAACTGAAGTTCCAATTGAACTAATTCTGACTTCTTAGCCAGAGTCTTCAAAACAGGAGCAGCGACAGAACGATCTCCACCCTGTGTCTCGGAATGAGATTCAAACTTCAACAGATCAAAGAGAAGATATCGTAGGTCTGCATCCGATAATTTCTTTTCATATTTGAGAGGTCGTCCCTTAGCCTTCTCAAATGCTTTGGCCTCAGAAGAAGTTAGAATCTTTTCTTTCAATGAACCTATGCTTTCACCCCACTCCGCATCAAGACGCCTCCCCTCCTCTACATTCACTCTTATTCCGTTCCGTTCAATGCGGGCAAAGGCCTGGGCTCCCTCGTGGAACAGATAGTAGGCCCGATCCAACCCTTCCTCTTTCAATCGTTTGACTTGTAAGGGCCAGAGGCGAGCAGTGTAGTCGGAGTCCTGCCCCCCATACTCAGCCGCCTTCTCCGGGAATTCATCCATAAACAGTTTGAAGCGGTTCTTGCACTTTGGCTCTGCCTTTAAATACTTCTCCACCTCCCCACTATAATCCGGCTGACCAAATACATAGTATGTCTGCTTCTTGAGGCCAGAGGTCTCCTTAGACTCATCCAACAAGTGACTTGCAATCATAGTGTCATGGACAATGCCCCCTGTTTCCACCTTCTCCGTCCACCAAGCGGCATTGATCTCATGCTTTAGATTCTGTACAGCCTTCGGAATGCTCTCATCCTCCAATACCTGTTTCCAAAGGGTCCAACTCTGACCCCCTTCCATAACATGGAAGACAAAAGAATGCCCTTCAATGAATGTCAACGATACCAGATACAATTTATGAATCCGTTCATAATAACGGTAGCTGGAAGATTCATAGTCGTAAGTGAAAGGGGTCTTGTTCTTCAGAACCGTCCTAAGAAGAAGCACCACTTCCCCTTCCGACAACACATCCCTCTCATTGACCCGAGTGCGGGGCGGTCGATCGCCCCGCCTTACTGCCGAGACAAAGGTCTGAAAGTCCAAGTCAAACACGTGCTCCAAGTCATAGTTGCCCCTCACAATATAACTGGGATGATACGAATGACAAACCCATGCTTGAGTCGTCTGATCTGGGATAACCTTACCCCGATAACTTGAAAGAGGGAGGCTAGCAAAGAACTTACGTCTTGGATCACACCCGTAGAAACTGGTGATTGCAGAGTCCCCCAGAAGGAAAATCACTTTGGGTTTATGTTTCTCTAATACCTTCTGCTTGCGATGCCAACAGCATAGGATTTCCTTGTTTGTTGGCTTCCGATTATCCGGAGGGCGACAATCTAAGGAATTGACCGCTATGCAATCCCGATCCATGTCCAGATCATACTTCAAGAAGTAAGGGCGGAAATACTTGCCCACCTCGCCCATCCATGGGCGACCTTCAGAATCCTCATCAGCACCGGGGGCCTCCCCCCATATCACGGCCTTCTTACGGAAATGACCATAGGGTTCTATTTTGGGATTCTTCAAAGCCTCCTGTTTATCAAGACCACATGCCCCACATGACTCCATTGGAGTGCGTTCTTTCTTTTCCGAATGGACCGGACTCCGCGCAGGTTTCTTTTCTTGAGTATAAAAAAATCCAGCTGGCAT